CCAAACTTTGACTCATTATGACATTTCAAAATTAGAAGTAAAACCAGAATTTGCTGGAACAATTTCTGGCAAAACAATGGTCTTTTTTGAATATTTCAATCATGTCATCAATGATGGTTTCTTCTGTATCAGTTCATATCCAAACAGCGATGAAATCTATTCTTTCCAACTTGAAGACGGATCTGTTGATTTGAAAAATTGTATTGATTTCAGACCCTCAAAAAATACAAGTTCTCCAAATAACTTTTTACCCGGAAAATTGATTGTTCCGAATACATCCCTGGATTTTGACGTTGAGTATTATTTGGGTAGAATTGACAAAATTATTTGTACCGCTGATGGAAGATTTTCTATTCTAAAGGGTAATAGTTCTTTATATCCAAAACCGCCAAAAGATGCTGATGATGGCATGACAATTTATGTTCTTACTTTGAATCCATATACATACTCAAAAGATGACGTAATTGTACAATATGTTGAAAATAAACGATATACAATGCGGGATATAGGTAAACTTGAACGCCGAATTGAAAACATTGAATACTATACATCTTTGTCATTACTAGAGTCTTCTACAGCCACATTTGATGTAAAAGACCAAAATGGAAATTTACGTTACAAGAATGGATTTCTAGTAGATTCCTTTGTTGGTCATAATATTGGTGATGTATTCAATCCAGATTACCGTTGTTCTATTGATCCAAAAGCAGGAGAATTACGTCCATCATTTAAGCAAAAATCGTTTGGATTGTTCTACCAATCTGGGTCAAATGTAACAGTAAATAATAAACTTGCAACATTGAACTATACGACAACTCCCATTATTTCACAGCCTCTTGCAAGCCGTTTTGTTAATGCAAATCCTTATGCTGTATTTACTTGGCGTGGTGTAATGTCTATTACTCCATCTAGTGATTTTTGGAAAGATACTTCATTCCGACCAGCCAATATTATCAATTTAACAGGTCAATTAGATAACGTACAATTCAGCAATCAGCCTTTTGAAAGCACATTTGATGAATGGAATACAAACTGGAATGGACAAGAAGAAATTATTGAAGAGAGAATGATTAATTGGGATTTATGGAATAGAATCAATTGGCCTAATGGTCTTCCTGCTGGTGTTACACCTGAAAATGTTTCTATTATCCGGCAAGGAGATATCAATCCGTTTACTGGCGAACGATTTATGGACGGAAGACATGAACCAATTGTATTAGGTCCTGATGGTAGAGCAATTGGTTGGTTTGAAGGCGGTATTTCTACAATGTTTAATATTACTCCAGTTTTAGCGTGGACACAAAGAACAGTCCGGCAAACAACACCTCCAACCCCGCCTAGAGTTACACAACCACAACCTGTTACCCGTTCCGTAACATTTTCTGCACAGGGAACATCTTCAGACAATTTCGTTGTTTCTGTAGATTATCAACCCTTTATTCGCAGCAGAATAATTTCATTTTCTGCATCTGGTATGAAACCAAATACTCAAGTTTATCCATTTTTTGATAATGTTGATGTTTCACGTCATGTAACACCAACTGGTGGAACACAAGGTGGAGCATTAATTACTTCAGATAATGGAACAATTTCAGGAACATTTACAATTCCGCAGAATACATTCTTAGTTGGTGATCGGATTTTCCGTTTAACAGATTCACAAACTAATGATCGTTCACAAGAAACCACATTTGCTGAAGTGAGATATACTGCATTTGGATTACAAGAAACATCTACTACACTTCAAGTAAATGTTAACGTTCAAACACAAAATACTCCTGTTGTTCAACAAAATCAAAATATTATATTTACACAAACAAATCAGTCTGATTTCATTGATCCATTAGCACAAGATTTTGTTATTGAAAAAGAAAAATATCCATTTGGTGTATTTTTGAAATCAGTAAACTTGTATTTCCGTAAAAAAGATAATAAAATTCCAATCAAACTCCAGATTAGAAATATGATTAATGGTTATCCTGGTCCAGTTATTTTAGGTGAAACTATCAAAGAAGCTTCTGCTGTTAATACTAGTACCAACGCATCAGCAGTTACACAATTTGTATTCAATGACCCAATTTATCTTGAACCGGGCGGAAATTACTGCATGGCAATTTTGACAGATAGTAAAGAATATGAGCTTTGGGTTGCACAAATTGGTGATCTGGAACTTGGCACAAATCGTTTAATTTCAGAACAACCTTATGTTGGCAGCTTGTTCCTTTCACAGAATGCATATACATGGACTGCCGATCAAACTAAAGACTTGAAATTTGTTCTAAATGTTTGTGAATTTTCTACAGGAAATTATGAAATTGTAATGAGTGATTGGGATGCAAATCATTTTGACAATAAGATTACTTTGAAGACATATCAACAAACACTTTCCGGCAATAATAAGCTGTATATTCTTGATTTGCTTAAACATAATATTGTTATTGGTTCAAGAGTATCAGGAACAAATATTCCACTTAATACTGTTGTTACTGCGGTCAATCATATGGAAAATGTGGTGACTTTGAATAACAATGTTTCTGGAAATATTCCAATAAATACAGATATTACTTTCCTTAGAAAGAAAGAATCTTCACCAACAAAATCATTCATGGATTTGATTTGTTTGAGCGCTTCTGTATTCAATCCTTTGAATGGTTCCACAGTCAATTATTCATATGTTTCAACTCCGAAAAACGGTTCGCTTGAAACAACATATACACCAATTATTGCAGGAAAAAACACAGTATTTTCTTCACAACGTGAAATTGCTGTTGCTAATGAAAGCTTCAAATTGAAAATTTCTGGAACTAATACAAACAAATATGTTAGTCCAGTTTTCAATCTTGAAAGGATGAATTTTGTTGCAGTTGAAAATATCATCAACAATGATGTTACTGGTGAAACAAGCGCAAAAGGTGGAAATGCTGTTGCTAGATATATCACCAGAAAAATTACCCTTGACGATCCATCTACTTATTTGAAGGTTTATTTGACTGCATTTAGGCCATCTGGAACTGATGTAAAAGTCTATTATAAGATCAATCCAATTTCTTCAAATTTGAATTTTGAAGATCAAAATTGGATTGAAATGAATAAAGAAATCAACACAACCTCTTTCTCCAAACAGGAAAATGAATTTATTGAATTTTCATATATTCCATCTTCAACATCACTAACTCCATTTAATGAGGTTTCAATTAAAATTGTGTTATTGAGCAACAATACAAGTGTTGTACCAAGAGTAGCAGATTTTAGAGCAATTATTCTGGAGTAATTCTATGAAAATAGAAACAAAAATTCCTTCTCTATATAGAGATTTGAACTCAAAAGCAATATTAATCAAAGATCCAAAAGGAAAAGAATTGTTTCAACAAAAGCAAAAAATGATGCAAATGGAAAAGGAAATTGAACAACTTAAATCAGCATTACAACAACTATTAGAAAAAAAAGGATAAATAGAAGAGATGTCATCTATTCTATCAAGAATCAGAGCCACAGATTCGTTACCACAATGGGCCGAAAAGATCAACCTGTCTTTTGATTTTATTGAAAATTATGCACAATCTTCTGGTAATATTGTCAATTCAATAACACCAGCAAATACACAATTGATTGTTTGGAATACAACAATTTCTTCATGGTCTAATGCTACACTAATTGGTCCAATTACAATTGATCCGACATCATTTTCGTCTAACCAATTTTCTTTTAAAATCAACCCACCATTGATTTCTAATCTGAATGAATTATCAGAAAATGATTTAGATAGAGATAATGATTTTTTTATGGTGTTAGATGCATCTGCATCTGAAATCAAAAAAATCAAGCTTTCGTCACAGGTTGTAACTCCCGGTGGATCAAATACCAATGTTCAGTTCAATGATTCTGGTTCATTTGGTGGTTCTAGTGGACTAACGTTTGATAAAACAACAAATAATTTGTCAGTTTCAAATAATGTCTTAGTTGGAAATAGAATAGGTGTCAATAACTCAAATCCAACATATGCTATTGATGTTACTGGAAGTGTCAATACTACAACAGGTTATAGAATCAATGGTACACAGGTTCTTACATCAACAACATTAGGTTCCACGGTTACAACTTCATCTTTGACTTCTCTTGGTGTTTTAACTTCACTTTCAGTTTCTGGAACTGCAAATTTCAATAGCTCATTGACAGCAAATGCAGGAATTCTAACAACTTCTATTACAATCAATAACTTAGACGGAACAAGTCAACCATTTCTTTATTTAAATACAAGTAAACAAGTTTTGGCCGCTCGTGGTGTTGTAGATGATGATTATGGTTTATATTTTAATTCATCTTTTGGAATTTATAATCGCGGGGATTTTACTATTTGGTCTCGTTTACAATCAAATAGCTCATATGGTTTGATTTTTGCAAAACAAGGAAATACTACCAGTAAAACTGGCCAAATTAATGCTCAAACGAAAATTGGTGGTATTTATGGTACTGGATGGGATGAAACTTCAAACTTTAGAGCAATTGCTGGAATTGAAATCTATTCAAATGGAACAGTTACATCAACTAGCAGTCCCGGATTTATTCTATTTGCTACAACACCAGCAGGATCAATAAATATGGTAGAAAGAGTAAGAATTTCTAGTAATGGTTATGTCGGAATCAGAAATACATTAGGCCCAAGTCTTATAGATTCAACAACTTATAGATTAGTCATCCCTGTTGGTACTGATAGATATGCAACATAATATATATGAAAATCCTTGGCTCTTTAATGGAAAACCATTTTTACCTGAAGATATCAAAAATTTTTATGGTTTTGTTTACAAAATTACAAATAAATTGACAGGAAAAGCATATATTGGGCGAAAATATTTTTACAAATCTATAAAGAAAAAAGGTAAACGCAGAATTTATATTGAATCAGATTGGAAAGATTATTATTCATCTTGCGACGAATTGAAACAAGACGTAAATAAATTTGGAAAAGAAAATTTTTTGCGTGAAATAATTTCTTTGCATGAAACCAAGGGAGACACAAATTATTGGGAAAATTATGAATTATTCCGAAATAACGTTTTAGAAGCTGTTGATTTTAAAGGAGAAAAATTATACTATAATAACAATATCATGAATCGTTATTTCATCAGAAAAAACAAACCAGTAAGATTGCTTTCGGAGACGTATTATGGCATTCAAACCATCAACTCTTGATTTTTCAGCACAATCTCTTTTCAAAATGGTGTTTACTAGAATTCCTAATGTTGAATACTATACATTTTCTGTAACAATTCCGGGTATTACTTTAGGTGAGGCTACACAACCAACTCCGACATTAGATATCCGACTTCCCGGAGATAAACTGGTATTTGATCCATTTGTTTTGACTTTTTTGGTGCAAGAAGATCTTCAGAATTATGTTGAAATTTATAATTGGTTAATTGGTTTAGGCAAACCAGTTTCTACAGATCAACATAAAGCATTTGTCAGAAAAGGATTTCCAGAAAGAACTGAAAAGCAAAACAAATATTCAGATGCAAGTCTTTTCGTACTTACAAACAAAAACAACCCCACGATTGAGGTTGTTTTTCGTGATATTTACCCTATTTCTTTGTCTACAATTACCTTTGATAGTTCAGTTGGAGATTATGCTGTCTTAACAGCAGATGTTACATTTAACTATCTATATTACGAATTTAGGAAGAAATCTTAGTTTTGATTTGAACTAAGACATTTTTTTGAGCTTCTTGAATGAAAGCTTGTCTTCCACTAGCCCAAATTTTATACATTTCTTCTTCTAATTTCTTCAGAAGAATAGACTTAGACAATGGTAATACTCCTTTTTCAAGATAATCTTTTTCAAAATACTCAAATAAATTATAGTACATTTGACACAAATTTGTTTTATTGCGCCAATCATATTTGATGCCAGTTCCGGGACATTGACCTTTACAAAAAATAAAAAATCTACAATCTTTACAACCGCCATATTCTTTTGGAGTATTGTAAAGAGCTAATTGTCTTTCATAACCATGTTGTTCGGCTTTGATTTGTTCAAATCCATCTTTATTTGTGCGATTGCAATTTACCCGTTCTCCTTGTCCGTTGATGCCGCGAACAGCATCTGTTGAGTAATAATCGCAAGAATGAAACGTACAAGTAACATTCTCATTTCCAATTAAAATGTTTTTGATATCATTGAAAAGATCAAATTTGATGTATTTTAAAGTTTTCTCAAATTCGGCCATCTCCAACATTACACGAACATTTTCTTCAGGAGTTAGTGAAAATTTATCGTCAATTTCGTCATAATCTACTTGAAGTGTATGTAATCTGGCTCCTTGAATTGCTTTTCTTTCATCATAATCTTTAATCCAAGCTTTTAGTTTAGGCAATTTTTCTGGAATAGCATTTAGTTTATGTAACGTAATAATCAAACTGACGCTCACTCCATTTTTTACACATTTTTCAATATTTTCTAGAGTCTTTTTTGTTGCTAATCTGGTTTTTTCCAAACTTCCAGCCCAACGTGCATCATTCAACTCGTCTGGCCCGTCCATTGAGATTCCAACATGAACTTTGTATTTTTTGAATAATTCAATGTGTTTATCAGTAATTAGAACTCCATTACTTTGAATACCATTTTTACCATAAGCCTTATAACCAAAATTCCATAATTTTTCCAAAGTGTCAATATCTACAAGGAGAGGTTCACCACCAAAAATAGAAAATTCGCCACCTTCTTTTTTCAGACCTTCAATCATTTTATTAACATCATAATCAAAAACACCATGATTTCCTGCATCACGAACTGGGTGTTCATAACAATAAGTACAAGAAAGATTACAAGTTACTCCAATTGGGGTGACTTCAATGCTCATACCGGAAACATCTCCTCTCCGCTCTTATATTTTTCTTCTACGAAATTATACCAAGATCTAAAATATTGGCCCGTTTTTGCTTGTTCTGAAAATGTAGCTGCGATATATTTTTCGCTAGAAGTTAACTCACGATCAATAAATGGATATTCTTTTGATAAATTGTGCCATCCATTATCACAATAATTTACAATATCTTTGTAATAACAATAACCATCAGCAAAGAAAAATACTTCTCCCTTTTCAATATTTTCATACATTGATAATGGAGGATTTTGCGAAAAAATTGTCGTTGGATGAATATATAGTACAAATTGTTGTCCTTTTTTGACAATATATTTTTCAAGTAAATACTTATAATTGTCTGATACTTCATTGACAACACTTTTTACTTCCGTTGGCGTGACAAAATATAATGGGTAATCTCGTTCATCTTTTTTTGCCATATTATAAATTTTAAACAATAATTGTTCTGATGAAAATGGATTAATAATATCATTTTCAATACCTACATACATATTAACATCAAAATTCCGTTTGAAACGGCTGATATAATGCCAAATCAAAACCGATTTATCTAATGTAAGATCGTTGACAATAGTCAAAATATTCAATGGTTTTCTCGTATTCATATTATTAGACTCCTTGCAGTACTAATAGATTTTCCTTCTTATTTGTTACAATTTTTGTCAAATATCCATAATATGCTACAACATTTATGCCTTCTCGCTTATCCATCATTGTAAATTTAAATCCAGCTTTATTCAATAATTTTACCATTTTATCACTTTTTAGATCTTGAATTCTATCGGCATAAGCATAAAAAATAATACGTTGATTTTCATTAAACTTTTTCAAAAAATTCAATGCTGTAAATTCATCTACCTCAAAAAACCGACCCGGCATAATGATACTCAAAGATGGTTCTTCAACATAGATATTGGTTTCAAATATATTTCTTGTAACATATTCAGCTTGCGGAAAATTGATTTTTCCGTGTTTAGCACGTTCTTCATCAATTTCAATTCCAATATATCTACAATTTAATTTTAAAGATTCTTCAATTCTACGAAGCAATTCTCCATTACCACAGCCATAATCTACTATTGTTTTATAATCCATTCTGTTTTCTTTTACTAACGAAAGAATTACATCATGTGAATGTTTCATAGCTTCAAAAGAAAAAAACCCATTATCATTCCAAAGATTTTCTAATAAAATTGACCTTTTAAAAGAATTTGATTCAGTAATTGGAATTTTTGCTTTATTTACATATGGAAATTTATTTCCAGATACACCTTCTTTTGGATATGAATATCCTTGCTTTTGTACAACAACTAAATCGGCTGTGGCATCTGTTCTAGTAGAAATTTTCAAAATTGGAGTTTTAATTTCTGCAATTCCATGTAAGGCACTCCATTCCACGGGCCATGAAAGCATTTCTTCTAACCAATCCATTTCTTCGTTATATCCCAATTCACGCCCAAATTCTATATTATTTCTAGCAATTCTGTAAGTATTTTCACAGGAAAAACTGCATGGAAGATGACTTACCGCACGAACGCCAAGCCAACGAAGTAAAATATTACATTCCTTTGGACCTTCAGTTCCATTCAGACTCATTGGATATGTAGTATCTACAAAATTTTCTTTGACCCAATATTTTTCAAAAAATTCAATACAACAAGAAGGATAATCTAATAATTCTCCAATTTTTGTATTATTATTAGTTTTCCATGCTTCTTTCCAATTATCAACATATTGTGGTTGTGTATATGCTACTCTATACGAATTTTTTTCTTGCAGGAGAAAATTTCCATGTGTTGAGTTTGAATAACTATTACCAAGATATGTTTCCTCAAGTATTACTAATTCTACATTATTCGGTAATCTTTTTATTTCATATTCTACATTTTCTTTTTTTAAAAACGTTAAATTAGATTTTTTACGACCAGTAAATACACTTTTTCTTTCTATATCAAGAAAAGCACTAGAAATTCTATTGATTCTGGATTGCCAAACATCTCTTGCTTCTGCGGATGCCCAAATAATACGAGTCCAATCAGGCAAAACAAAATTCAATCTTTTCATATATTCTCCCTTTTATCAAACATTTTTAACAAAAACTGGCTGATCATTGTGTAATGTATCGGCGTGATCTGAGTGAATATCTTCATGTGTATCTATATGTTGAATATCATTATGGGTATATTGCCCAGTATCTCCATGATCATTATGATCAGAATGTGTAACATCAAAATACCAATCAAGATGATCCGTATGATTTGAATATGAATCACTGTGATCTATATGATCATAATGAATATTACAACCATCAGTATGATCTAAGTGTGGTACATCATTATATATTGGCATATCGCAATGATCAGAATGATCTGAATGATAATTAACATCAGTATGTGTGGTGCAACCATCAGTATGATCTGAGTGTGGTACATCATTATATATTGGCATATCGCAATGATCAGAATGATCTGAATGATAATTAACATCAGTATGTGTGGTGCAACCATCAGTATGATCTACATATGGATTGTCCGAATGATCTGAATAGTCTAAATGAGTATCACAATAATCTTCATGATAAGCACTTCCATCAATATGAATATAAGAATCATTATGCCAACCGGGATCTACTACATATGTTTGATCAAAATGCGTTAAACATTCATCTGCATGATCATTATGTGAATCTATATAATCATTATGAATTGGCATATCGCAATGATCTTGATGGGAAATAATATCATTATAATCTGAATGTACAGTACAACCATCAGTATGATCTGAGTGTGGTACATCATTATATATTGGCATATCGCAATGATCTTGATGGGAAATAATATCATTATAATCTGAATGTACAGTACAACCATCAGTATGATCTGAGTGTGGTACATCATTATGAATTGGCATATCGCAATGATCAGAATGCTGAGTTGTAGTATTATCGTAATGTGTATCAGAATGTGGATTTGATACATCTCCATGACTATCTTCATGAAGCATGTCACTATGCGGATTTGTATAATCAATATGTGGATAAATTCCATCACTGTGATCAGAATGAAGAACATCAGAATGAGAATCTGTATGTGTTGGCGCGTCGGTATGATCTTGATGACCAGTATCTATATGATATTGAACTTTTTGATTGTTAGGAGTAATCCCTTTTAATGAAGTTCCTTCAACCCACAATGAACCAATACTATTTGAATTTCCTACTCCAGTAGCATTTACTGTAAATGGAATTACTCTATGTACATTTGTTTCTGAAATATAATTCAAATATCCATCAGATGTCATCCAAATACTACCGGAAGTTGCACTTGGAACTGAAGCGACAAAATTTCCTTGATAACGGTAAACCTCTGTTGAGGTCGGACAATAACAGAGAAATTCTCCTTCAACCCAAATGCTTCCCGGTAGTGCTGGCATATGCTATGTTCCTATTTATCACTCCTCAAACACGATAAATGGTTCAAGCATTTTTAAATCAATAGCAGACAATTTCATATGTTCTAATTCAGAAATTGTTATTTTTTCAAATTGATAAGTAATTTTTGTGGAAAGCAATTCATTCAATTCAGAAGAAAATTTGTCCATGTTTTCGGCTTTCACGCGCTCCAATTCTTTACCATCTTCAAAAACCCGTTCACCATATTTTCTAATTAGAGATAATCGCATTTGGTCAAAATAGTTTAGTTCTTTTTCAACAAAATCAAGAAGTTTCTTCAGACGTAATGCAAGTCTAATGTTGATTACGTCTGAAGAAAATACCTTCTTTAATACTTCAACTCTATCAAGTAAATCTTTATAGGTCAATACCAATTCAACGGACATTTTCGGCTTTTCTCCCAATTTTATATTTTGGTTCAAGAATCCAATCTTTTTCAGAATGCTTCAAAACTACAAGATTGCTACGATTGAATGGTAGTTCTTCCTTGGTTTTTTCCGGATCAACCAGCTTGCAAAGACCCCATTCATCTAGTAGATTTGCAATCAAATTTCTACGTTTGATATCATATTCATCCAACGTAGTCTTGCGTCCATCCAAAGCAAAAAGTTCTTTAAAATGAACAATATAATACTTTCCTTTTTTATGAAGAATATGACACGTTTGGAATAATTTTTTTTCCTTTTTTGAAGGAATTCCAATACGAGTCAATGTTTCTTTAATTTTTAAAAAATCTTCGTCAGAAAAAAGCTGAACTTCAACAAATGTCTTAATCAATTCATCTCTATTTACCATTTCATTTTTCTCCTGTTTTCAAAATATTTCGGATATTTTCTAATTCTGAAGCCGAAAGAATTTTTAAATATTCCCTAGCAATTCTTTTGCTAACTCCATAATATTTAGAAACCAAATCTACATCTTCATTGTTTTCAATTTTTAGCCAAGGAGAATATCGCTTTCCCTTTCTGACTCCATTCACATAGTATTTATATTGAATTTTTTTGTCTAAATGCCAATTTTTGTTCATTTCGTTAGAAAGAAGAATTGTTTCGGGAAAATATGAAAAAATTTTATTTATCACATATGGAACGTAATCTGACGAATTGAAATCATCAATCAAGTCATCGTTTTTGAGATAATTGATAGATTGGAGAATTTCTTTCAGATTAGGCATTTTTGAACACACAATTGGCCATAATTTCAGTGATCATAGCCGATAAATGAATTTCTGGATCAGCAACAAACGGAAGCTGGTATTGATATTGAGCTAAAATCAAAATCAAAGCTGGACGCGAACTTGGTTCCAGATGATCCTCAAAATGGTCAAAAATTTGACGAATAATATCTTGAGGATTGGAATTGAGATTCGCCACCACCCATTTCCGCATTTCTGAAAAATTCTTTTCTTTGACAATTTTCAATAATTCCCGAATATTGCTTTCAGAGAAATATGTTAAAATACCAACATCAATTTTTCCATTGGTTTTTGCATATTTCTCCAATTCTGACAAACACTTACGAAAATCAGGATAATTTTTAGCAACAACCGATGCAACAACATTTTCATCATATTCAACTTTTTCTTCTTTGAGAATCGTCATTGCTC